GAGGCAGCCATACACGAGGTGGAGCTTGTAGCCGAAGTCGGTTCCTTCGACATCGTTGCCTATCTGAGTGCGGTACGCTAGACCAAAGGTCTTACGTGTTTGCTGGCCAACGAGAACACCCGTGTATGGTGCGACAGTTCCGTCGCAAACCCCGAACTCTTCGGGGTAGGTGTATGCCTCGATGGTGGCGGCCAGTTCCTCTACCGACATAAGGTTGAGATACTTGATGTTATCGGCGTAAAGCGGGGATGCTTCTGCGCCTGAGGGGCTTTCAGTAACGGCTGTGAGACCGTTCCATGCTACTCCGAGCGGATATGCTCCAGCAGAATTCTGTACGAACAAGACTCCGTGATCGACACCCGTTTCGTAGGTGCGCTCGCTAGTCTGGTCCCAAAGAAGTTTTGTCATTTGTTACTCCTAATGATAGATGTTGTATATATCGTGGTTTAAATCATCCACCGCAAAATGCCTTACAAACCGGCATAGCGGTAGAGCGCCAACCAAGTCAGGGACGAGGCTGTCTGGATCCTGATCGATAACGGTCAACATGTACCGCTTTTTGCGATAGTATAGCTGATCGTTAGCGTGACGAATCATCTCTGAATCGCGTTTGTACACAACGCAGGGATAGGTCATCTGAATATTTGCAGGCGGTTGGAAGTACACCGTCAATCCTTCGTCAAGGAGGCCCTCAAGCAGGGTCTGAAGGTCAAACCGTTGGCCCATTATAAAGACCCCCTATCAAAAGAATAAGCCGGGGGCTCTGAACATCGACTTTCTTGACTGTCCAGAGCTGCCCCGACCACTTGATGTATCGCATGGCAAATATGTGTTCGTAGGCATATGCATCAGCCAGAATACTGAAAGAGTTGCCAATGCTGATGTCATTATTCAGCTTTTCGCCCTCTTCTAGTTTCCGGGTGTTTCGAACGACATCACCGTAGTAATTTACTTCAGTGATTAGGTCTTTCCACACACCGGGAACTGTTTCCGTTGATTCCGCATAGCCTATTGGTCCATAGAATCTTGCCATTTTGAATCCTTCCGTGCTTTACTACCGGACGTCGGCAGTGAAGGTCCAGTCGACCGTGCTGTTCGCCGTGATGAAGTAGTTCTCATCAGCAGCGGCAGTCACGTACGCTGTTGCTTCGGAAGCGATTGCTGGCTGATCTCCAGAGCTAACAACGTCTCCATCAACTGAGTAGATTACACCCGTCGTTGCTGGAATCGTGATGACACCTGTCGATGCGACAAACGTCGGCGTTCCTGGAGTCACTTCAGTTCCCGCTGCGCGAGAGATAACCAGTGCTGACTTTGGAAGGGTCAGGCAACCCGACATACGGCCTTCCATGAGGTACTTGTACTGGTTGTAATCGATGTCGAAGTCGTCGAACATGGCGATGCTTCCACCCTTGTCCGCACCGACCGTGTAGTCCTTAAGGTTGACAATGATCGCAAGAAGCTCCGTTTCGCCCTCCATGACCTCGACAGGGACAATGTTCTTTACACGAAGTGCTGCCGCAAGCTCAACCTGAGTTGCGTACAAGCGACGTCCCATCCGGTCTTCCGTGAGGATGAGATCGGTGAGCAGCGACTCCGTGCAGTACATCGTGGGCATTCCTGTGCCCTTGTAGTTGTGACGTGCACGAAGAATCGCCTTAACGATCGAGTCTCCCGCAACGTTTGCCGCAATCTCTACCTTGTGAGCGTAGAAGTCGTCGTCTGTTGCAATTGGACGGATGTTGTCTTCGTCAATCTTGTCGTCGTCGACACCAACCTCGCGGCCATCGCCAAGAAGAATCGCACGGGCGATTTCCTCATCAAGCATGACGCGCATTTCCATCTTGAGCCATGCCACGACGTTCAAGTCGGTGATGTCAATCATGTCATTACGGTCAAGCTTCTGCTTCTTGTAGATTGTGGTGGGGGTAGTTGTACGACGTGAGAGCTTGAAAAACTCTTCCTTCTTCAGAGAGCCCTTGACGTAACCCTTCGCACGCGCGGTGTCGAGCGTGATGTCCGCAGACATTGACTTGATTCGCGAGAACGGGGAGTGGTGTGTTCCGTCGATAACGCTAGCAACCCATTCGGTGTTGCGCTTGACGAAGTCCGGCGTGTCTCGAATGTTCTTTGCATCCGGGAACAAGAAATCGATGTTCTCGATACCGTACTCCACAGCGTGCTGGAGGAAAGATGACTTGAGAGTCTGTCCTGGCTTCTTGGCGTCCTCAACAATGGTGCTGAGCTGGTCGTGTGTCAGAGTTTCTCCACCTTTAGAGGCTTTGTCATCCTGATCGAATACGTTGCGCTTTTTCATCTTTGTGTCCTTACTGTGTTTGATGGCGGGGCCTTTTGTGGAACTGTGGTCGAAAGAGTCATCCTCTTCGTCCTCGTCCTCGTCGTCCTCATCATCTTCGAGGTCGTCGTCTTCGGGATCTTCGTCGTCCTCATCATCTTCGAGGTCGTCGTCTTCGTCTAGGTCACTCTGCTTGATTGAGCCATCTTTGACGGCTTGTCCAACCATGAAATATGCGACCTGCTTCTGCTCATCGGTAAAGGTATCAAAAATATCTTTGATTGACTTTCCTTTTGCCATTGGTTTCTCCTTATCTGATTTCTCCGAGTGCTCTAGCGATAGCCCGGTGTAGATGATTGCTTCTCCGTCAACGGCGTCTCCACCCTCAGAAGCACTGTGTGCCATTGAGATCGTATCGATGAATGCGCCTGGATTCGCTCCTGAGAGAACGAGGCTTAGTTCACGAATAGCTCCATGGATCACACTCGATCCACGTTTAACGAGCTTGTTCGCAAATATAGAGAGAGCGTTTACATCTTCGTGTAAGATCAACTCTCTCGCTTGCGCTGCCGACTCCCCCTGATTGAGGTAGGCGTGGGCATAAACCCCGTCTGTCCTGTTTTCCAATATCGCGTGACCAAGAACGTTGGCCGGTTCGTCGTATTGATGCTGCCACACCAAAGGAACCCTTTGACCGTCTTGATCCGCAAATGCGTTTGCCTTAATGGTTACACCATCAGAGCATAGCAAATCGTTTCTAGTAGCATACCCACTAAAATCGGGTTTTCTCTTCATGTCATTCTCCCTTCTTAGTCGGTAGTGCTAGTTGGGTTTTAGGAAGTTGTTTGTACTCTGGAACTTCCTCCTTTTCTTCTTTTGACTCGTCAATCTCGGGAAGATTCTTGTTGCGGAGTTCGTCCGCCTTAGGATCCTTCACGGGCTTGAATCCGATAACCGCTCGCACCTCGTTAGAGGTTAGAATTTCATTGCGAGTAAATTTATCGGCTATTTCCGCTAGATCACTAACAGAGACCAACTTGAAAGGCTCTCTGAAATATACAATCGATTGATTCTGTGATCGTGCAGTCTTTGTAAGGAATGTGCGTTTCATTCCTTCAGTAATCGCGGCGAGAAGCGGCTCGACAGTTCGGTTGTAGTAACTGAGCATCGTTGCTTCGTCTGCGTTTCCTGTAAATATCTCTTCTGTTAGGCCCAGTTGGCCGTAAAGCATCTTTGTCAGGTACTCTACTTGCGCGAGTAACTGATTCTCTGCTGGACGGTTGAGTTGTGTTACTCGCTCAGTTCCATCCGTATATGCGATGCCATACTTGCCTTCTTTAAGCTGTTCCTCGATCGAATTTCTACGTTTCTCTGCTTGCTCACGCCGAGCTTCAGTTTTGATGACGTAGGGTAGCTGAATGATCAAGTCCAACTTACCAGAACTAGATGCTTCGTCGACTGCGTCAAGCATGTTCAGCTTTCTCGTCAGTCTTTGTAGCGTAGAGTTCGGCTCATTCATAACAGAATATAGAGGGTTCTCTATGATCGCAACGACCTTCTTGGAAAGCGTAACCTCTTCGTGCTTTCCGGTCCTTTGATTATAAAGCCTGATTCTAACATGTTGTGGAAACCAAGTTAAGACCCTGCCCACCCTCATGGTGTTAATGTCGTACCCACCAGATATGTTTGGATTGAGAGTCGTGTCGACAGGTACTATTGCGACGACGCCCTCATCTAGAAGAGTCATTGCCAAGTCTTGCCTGAAAGACCTAGCTGCCTGATCTAGATTAGCCTCAATGGTTAAGCAGTTATTAAGACCACTTTTAACCTCTTCCAAAAATCGATCGTTCTCATCTAGACGAACATGCTTAATGGCTACTGCTGCTACGTCGATGCCCAATCGGGTGTAGATAGACGCGATGATCGATCGTTCGTTTGTCACGCTCAATCGAACTCTGTCTGGTCGTGCCCCGTAGTTGGCTTCGCCGTGGTAGTAAGTTAGTTCCGGTTCGTCTTGTCTGGTAAAAGCATTCCAGGCGTGCTTTATTCGCTCACCAAATGGCGTATCCATTCCCACCTCCTTTCGTTATCAAATATGACTACTTTCGATTGTCTAACATGGAAGTTTCAATGATCCTAAGAGCACTTTCTGCCATGACCCCAACAGTTGTTAGGTCTGTAACTACTCTTATTCCCCGTGCGATGTTTTGTTTTCCTGTGATGGAGCCCAAGACATTTCCTCCAACTCGAAGAAGGACTGCTGCGGCTGCTGCTTTTCCCGCCGTTTTTGCTGCGGCTTTGCCTTTTGAGCCTCCGGAATCGTCTAGTCGGGCCTTGGTGCGGGCGACGTAAGCTTCTTGGTCATCTTGTTCACTTTTTACTCGTTTTGCTTTTTTCTCGCCTCGATACTCGTTTTTGGCTTTCTTGTAGGCGGTTGCTATCGCTGATGGGTTATTACGGCTTTTTTTAAGCTGTGCTTCAGACCTGCTAACACCCCATTTCATACCTAGGATGCCGTAGTGAACGAGTTCTTCACCATTCCTTACACGGTCTTCCATCTCTTCATTATCCATTTGGTTTCCTTACTCGAATGCTTCTTTGTTCAGTTTATAGGCCACCCAGGCGTCCATGAGTGCGGCGACATTGTCGATCTTCTGATCCTGTCGTTTCTTAAGGAGCTTACGGTTTCCGTTTGTGTCTTCAAGCGTTACTGAGTTGCCCATAGCAAACTGCATTAGCGCTTGATCAAAGATGAGCATTCGCTCACCACTTAGATGTTTGAGCTCTCCTAAAGGTACAGATTCTGTTCTAGCACCCTGAATTACTTTCTCAATCCCATAAGGGCCATTCTCTTGCTCCCATCGACTAACAAACTCCTTAGCGTTGTATGGGTCGAAACCAAAGCTTCTAACGTCATACTCAGAATCAAGAATCATTTTGTCAAGATCGTCGTACACATCCATCATGTCGAGAATTTGCCCCTCAAGCACGTGTAGGCTTCCTTCTTTTAAGAATTCCTCGTACTTCATTCTCATAGCTCCAGGGAGCTTCATCATGGTTAGTGATGAGATGTAACTTCGTGTCTTTACGCCGAATTCCCCATTGGTAAGCGGGAACAAGAACGTAAATGCACAGAAGTCATCACCTTGCGAAAGGTCAGCACCCATAGAGCAGGGCATCTTCCAGAATTCAGCTCTGCGATGGGGGAGGGTCTCTTCATAAGTGAAGAAATATGTGTAGCCCTCCATAGGAAGACCAAATCTTTTAGCAAGAATATCATTACGAGAAGCGGGAGCTTTCTCTGCACGTTCGACGTCCAAATGATAGGTTTCATAGGTTACTGTTTTGCCAAGGTTGGGGGCCGCTTTAAGCCACATCGCTGGATCTGCAACTTCGTCCACGCTGTCCAGTTTGTAGTGGAATATAGAAACGTGTGGTGCATAGAAGTCGCCTTTTAGAATGCTGGCTAGTTCCATTTTGATTGTGTCACCGCTGCCGTTTCGAACAGTTCCTTCCGAGCTCGTTGCAACGATCAAGTAGTCATCCAGTTTGGACGCTCCCTGCTCGACTGCACCAACGATGTCTTCTCGAACATCTCCGGACAACCATTCGTCGATTGTTGAGATCTTCGGACGCAGTCCCTGGAGCTTGTTTATCGACATCGGACGAATCTCAAGCATAGATCCCGTTAGGAAGTTCTCGATACCCTTCTTTGTCGACGCAAGCTTGACGCGATTAGCTCTAGAGCCGGTCGTGTTCTGCAAAGAGCCTTCGGTTAGGAACTTAAACAGTGGGCCTCTCGCGCGAGTGATTGCGGTACGGAAAGGCGCCATGACTTCTTCGGCTTGCTTCATTGTTGGAGCGGTGGTGATCTGGTGAGTGGTTGAAGTGTCAACGTTTAGGAAGTATGCTTGAAGACATTCCTCATACATTGACTTAGCTGAACCTCGTGCAACGATTAGATACTGCTTAACAACCAAACGCTTCTTGACTGTCTTGTTTACGTATCGTCCACCGTGATTGTCAATCGATGGCTCGTACACACTTCTCTCTACATAGTAGAACCATGAGAAGATCTGCTCAGCCCAAATCTTAAAGGTCTCGAGCATGTGGAAGTTACTGCCATCCGTTAGTGTCAATTCCTTTTCGCAGTAACGGATGAATCCGTCAGTTGCTCGGTCGTCGTAGTAGAAGTTTGGATTGGCAATGAGATCGTCAACGCGATTCATCTCTAGAGCTATTTCCCGACATACAGGGATGTCTCCTCTAATGACCGCGTCTCTGAACATGCCGTAATATACCGGCGTGGCTGTGTTTGATAGCGTCATTGCCAACCCTCCTTTCTATTTCTTGATAAGAAGCCTTGCAACCATTTTAGCGCCATCTCTTACTACGGGGCTCTTGGCTATGGAATATAGATTGTTGGCTACAGCGGCAGTGGCGATAAGTCCTCCAGCGATCAGTGCCCCCTTACCGATAGTGGTTGTGCCCTTGGTTAGGTCGTGGTTCTTCTTCTCAAGCTGGAACCGCTTGTTGATCGATTCGATGTCTTGATTGCTAAGCGTCTT